TTTTTGCCTTGCTCAATAAAGAACAGTGTTGTTGTTTTTTTGTGCCTAAACTAGGTGAGTCATGTTTACTCATACTTTAAATTCTAACACACTTATTGAATAAAGTCAAGGTATACACGGAAAACATGCAGGCTTGATTGTTTTCCATTGTATTAACTAATTCTATCTATAAAAAGCCCCGTCTACTATCGACGAGGCTTATGTATCACATCTGGTGGGCAATAGAGGATTCGAACCTCTCACCTCTTCAACGTCAATGGAATACTCTGTAAAAGTTACTAACTACATATATAATAACATACTTAAGTCATAACTGAATCATAAATATGTTGTAATTTTGTATTAGTATAGTGTGTATAAATACGCGTCGTATCCAAACTCTGATGTCCCAGTAGATCCGAAATATAGCATAATTCAACACCTTTATCTAAAAGCATTGTAGCAAACGAATGGCGAATAGTATGAGGAGTTACGTTAATAAAGTCTGAATTATCGCAAATAGATTCAAATATACGACGAACACCGCCAGTAGTAAGACGAGATCGATCGCCTTGATGAGAAATAAAGAGGGCAGAGTTGTCATCAGTGCGACAAGCTAAATAATTATTTATAGCGTCCTCAGTGGCTTCATCAATAAAAACAACACGAGGGTTCTTACTCTTTCCAATAACCGTAAATTTACGATGACGAATACTATTGCGATTCAAGGATACTAACTCAGAAACACGAATACCCGATGCGGCCAACAAACGCAATATTGCAATGTTGCGCAATCGATTCATAGATCCATATCCTCTACATTGACGAGAGGCAACAGAAATAAAATCCTCAATCTCCTCTGGTAATAAGTATTGAATAATGTACTTCTCGCGCTTAGGAACAACTAATTCTTCATAATCCATAACATCAAATCCTCTCCTTGCGGCCATCTTTAAAACCATACGAATGCAAGAGATAGCATTACGAACGGTATTAGATCTCCATCGAGATGAAACAAAGTTATGCCAATCTCTAAAATCCGAAAAAGATAAACTTTCAATATCTACATCTCCAAAGAATGAAATCAAGGACTTACTGATATTTAAATAACTAGATTCAGTATTAATAGACTTACCAGCCCTTAATACATAATCGCAAATATAAAGCTTAAAAGCTTCAGATATCTTCATAAAAAAACACTTTCTACCCTCCAATTTATGTTATATAATGCACCTATAGATAAAACTAAATAAAAAGGAAAAAAATGGATCTAACACAATTACCGCTAGAAACTATAATAGTAATATTTATCGTATTCTTATGTATGATAATTATGATGATAGCTTCATTCTGTACAGTAGGAATCTACAATAAAACTATAGAGATAAAGAAAATTATAGAAGACTATCTAAAAACAAAAAATTAAGGCGGAAGAGGGCGAGTCTGTTTAAATATTGTAGGTAATGATGCTTGACGAAGTCTGACACTAATAGGAATAGTAGGAGTCGAAGTAGGTACATCTCTATCGATCAATAGATCATAAATAGAATCAATAGCTGAATCACGTTTAAACTGATAAACAGATATATCATACTTATCAGAAGAGAAGACTAAATTGTCATCAAAGATATACGGATCCAACCCTAATTCAGATAATGATTCATAACGCTTTACAGGCTTGTGTAGATTCTTAGAGGCCCAGTAGCGACGTTTATTGAATCGATTGATCATATCCTTAGTAATATACTTAGTAAGATACGCTGCGGCCTTAGTTTGATCATCATCGAGCTTCTGAGCATTAGTAAAGCCAGCAGTAAAGCCAGTAAGGTTATAGACACGTTTACCATTCTGAAAAACATTAGTAGATTTTAATTCAGCGTTATAATCACGAATTAAAGCATGGAAGTGGATAGCACCATCCTTATGAAACTCTGGTACGATCACGTATGCAAAATCAGGAGAGTGCTTTTTCTGACGATTAAGCCAATACTTCATAATATTCGATGTAGATTCTATAGAGTACCTATCGACCCTCTTAGGATTGAAAGTAAAAGTAACAAAATATGAAAAATTATTAGATAAAGCATAATCGAAAATAGTAGTACGAGTACGACGAAGTGACTCTTCAATAGCTTTATCTGATGGCTTCTCCGAATTTCTGTTAGGCTTATGACCCAATCTGGGTCGTGGAATAACTAAGGGATTGTTAAAAATAGTGACTTTATACATATTATTAGGGTATTCCTTTGTAATGTGTTCAATTACAGTTAAAGATTGATTCATTAAACATACCCCCAATATGTTATTTTTTATGTGTTGTTTACCTCTATAAACGCTTGTTAAGTGTTGGGTTATCAAGTAGCCCTACGGGCGGGAACCTATAGACACCGCCCGGATGCGAAAAGCACAACTTTTCGCACCGATCAGAGAGTCGCTTCTACCTGGAAAACACCCCCTTTCTTCTTCTAAGGGGAACGGCCAATTTCTTTATCGTGACAGTAGGTTGTGATGCAAGATAGACGCCGTCAGCCTGAGAGCCAGTAAAGACTACCTGATTAGTATCGTATGAATCGCGCAACGCTTGCGACTGGAAGAAGAATCCCATTTTAAGAGGACGCGATCCGTCAACACGCTTGCCGTTGTTGTCAAACTCCAGCTTCTTAGCGATAAACGCCCAATAAATCGTAAAAATAGGGCCAGCAGACAAACCGAATGGAAGAGCGAAAGACTTGCATTTGAAAGCAATATCCGACCGACGGCGTACGGCTTTAACTAACTGATCATAATCTTGAGAGGTAACGAGGTGGATCCGTTTCTGTTTACGATTCTGAGCGGCCTGATGAATAACCCAGGGCGGAACGTTGCGAGAATCCTGATTAGAGAAATAATTTTGATATTCATCAGTAATAACTATCACGCCATATTTACCGTTACGGACGCATTGATTGACAAGAGCATATTCCTCTAAAGAAGAATAATAGATATAGCTAGAAACAGTATCGATCTCACGAGAGAGGATGGACTTTAATTTATCTAAAGATCCATCAAATCTAAGAGCGGTACGATCTTTTAATATAATATTAGAAACAACGATAGCTTTTGGATAGCGTTTTGCGATCTTCTTATAAAAATGAATTAGAGTTATGGTCTTACCATCACCTTGTTCACCGAAAAAGGTCTGAATACCTGAGGGACGAAAGTAATCTGAATCCTTAAGATTGCGTCTATTTTCTCTAATAGCTTCTTTATCGAAAGATAAAGACTTAGAAACGAATGGTAAAATATTAGGCATTAATGACCCCTCACTTTGTTATAAAACCAAAGAACAGGACGTATTGCTATAAAGACAGTAATACTAGTAACAATCATAACGAGCATTGTAGCGAAGAATGTATCACCTATATAATTCCTAAGAACAACGATCGGAAAGGCAAAATAAGGAACAACATTATTTATAGCATTAAGAAAAACTAATGGAGCCGCAGGAATCAAGATAAGAGAGAGAATAAATTTAATGATAACGACGATAAAAGATAAGATAAACATTACTATCATATACTAATCCTTTCTCCTTTCTTCCCAGTCACCATGATCACCAGTACGCTCGTCAAGCCAGCGAACGGATTGAGTTTCATATTCCTCTTCTTCATAATCCTCTACATAGATTCCAAAGAACCTGTTGGCCAATCGATAACAAGTCCACAAAAAGCCAATAGCTATACCACCCTGAAGAAATATCTGCATAAATGACCAAACGGCCGGCAATTGATATCGCCATCTACACATCTCGAGGTTAGCAGTAGAGCCAAAAATAGTAAGCGAAACAGCACAAGTAGTATTATTAGAGTTCATAGCTTCAACTGTAGTAAACACGCCTTTTATGAACGTAAACGGCAAGGCTAAGAAACCTAATCGATCAATAATAGTATTCAATAAATCATTCCATAGAGATTGAAGATCTTCAATTTTTGGAAAAATTATACTAAAAATAAAATCTGTAAAAAACCAAACAAAAGAATTACGAATTGCACAAGCAATAGAACCAAAAGAAGGTATTTTTAATCCATTAAAATTATAGTCATACTGAGAACAGTCTTCATATTTCGGCTTCTCTCGCTTCTCTTCACAAAAACCCTCAAGACAGGCAGAATCGACAGTAGAGCCAGAATGTCTTCGACCGTCAACATTAATATACATATAACGTTCCTTATATTTTATATATTCAGTATCATCAGGAAGAGCATTTATACAATAATCAGGAGTAACAGAGCCTTCACCATAAGAATAACAAGCCTTAGCGGAATAGCTTGCAACTACAACATATTCATCATAACTAGGTAAATCGACAGAAAAAGAATCACCAGCATTAATAACTCTTTGATCAATAACATCACCACCACGACGTTTTTGAATAGTAAAAAGTAACTGATAAGTATTATCCACCAAATGCCAACCACCCTTAGTATAATAAGAAAAAGCATCAAGAGTTATTCGATCACGATCTTTCAAATGTTTTATTGAAATTTTCTTATCAACAACATCATATTCAAAATCTGGTAGGATCTCATCTTGAAGAGACTTAGGAATCTTAATATTACGATCCTTAAGAATAGAGCTTAGTTCATAATCAGGAGTAGACAAGAAAGTTTCAATAAGACCTGGTGGTTTTGAATAAGAATTAGAAAGTACTAGAGGAGTGTCGGAACCCACTAAAGAAGCATCACAAACAACCCTAAAGTGACCAGGAGAAGACATAGTCAAAATCAATTGCTTAAAGCCATACTCTGAAAAATGATATCCGTAATATTCATCATAACGAAGAATCTGTTTCGGAGCTTTGGATTCGGTCCAATAAAGACGAACATAACGCTCATCATGACCATTACCACCATAATAATGATTAAGAACAATCCAATCACCATTACCGTAAACAGCTTTCTTATAAGATTTTTCAGCATCAGCTCGAGAAATAAAGCGACTACAGGAGTAAGGCCACTCGACATCTTTTCTAGTGAAGAAATATGAATAAAATAGAGTACTTACATCAACAGAAGATTTGTCGTACTGTAATAATAATTTCTTAGTAATACGAAAATCGGGAATCTGAGGAGTAGAACCCTGAGCAAAAACTGAATTAAAGGGAGATAAAACAGAATATCCAAAAATCAAAAGAGAAGACAAAGCATAAAAAACTCTCTTATTTATTTTCATCTTCAAGATTCTTTCTTAAATAAGTCTGATATTCTTTTTCTTCATCAATCGAAAAAACAACTATAACCAATAAAAAAATGGAGAATAAAGCGAATGACATCATCATTTTTTACTATTCCTATTCTTGAAAACATCAGTGTAAAGAAAATAAACGCAGAACCCCAATGCGAAAAGAGTAATAGCGTTATAAATTAGACTGACAATATCACTAGAACTCATTTATCTAACACCTACATAATAATTAATTCTTCTCATCAAAAACCAACAAATAGCAGTAAAAAGCACAGTAACAAACAAATTAGCGTAGATAGAATAAAAACAAAAGCCTAAAGCAAAAAGAACAATAAGATTACAGATCAAAATAACAATATCGCTAGAGTTCATTTACTTATCACCTCCAGAATAGCTAATTCGTCGTATAAGATACCAACAAATAAAAGCAGAAAACAGAATGACAAAAAACTTTACAAGAAACTTATCTAAAATTGTTTGTAACTCCATTGATGACATAAGGAACTCCTATCTAGAATTAGTAACCGAATAAAGAGATTTAAAAATAATATCCAGAACTATCTTCACTCCAGCACCGACAGCGACGATCGCCAAAAGAGAAGAGAAATTAGCAGATAGAGTCTGAGTTATTAATTGTACAATCTCTATAGTCTTCATATGTTTAATAAGCAAGGTACGGGGTACACGTGTGGTGGGAGTCGTATACCCCGCAAACTACTAGAAACGACCTTTAAGGCCACGATTGCCAAAGCTGCGGAACAACTTCAGACCAACGCCAAAGCCGATCAGAATTGCAAGAGCAGGCCAGTTTTGAGTAAAGTACCCGATAACTGTCGTAATGATGCTAGTAGCGTCAGCTGCTTCAATAAGCTTCATAACTTGCTTTAATCCTTTCTTGTAGCTTTTAATTATTCAATATAACACTTGAGTACCAGCCCGCTACAATGGCACTCTGGCTGCGTCTACATTGACATTTAACTTACTTTCTAAGTGCAAGCACCAAAAAATATAAAGGCCTACAATTAAAGTAGAGCCTCAATAGCAACTGATGACTCTATAAGAGCCAACTGTTCAGCAGAGAGAAAAATAGTCTGCTTGTATACCTTTTCATTCGGCATAGCCCAATCAATATTCAATACGCTATATGGTCTATTGTCTTTTTTTGAAATACGCTCCTCTACATATGCACGAGAAATGTGAGATCTGATGTTATCTGAGTTTGCGATTGTCATTTTCTATACTCCTTTACGACATTAAAAAAACTCTTCATCAGTAACTGATAAAGAGTTATACAATCGTCGTATCTGGTGGGCAATAGAGGA